CTTAGAGCAATCGCGGACTACTTGGAGCAGGAGCAACTGGATGTATTGCACCCCGTGGGACTGACTCAACTTTCAAAAAGATTTAAATCCTTGACATCCGAAAAACAGAAGGCCACTTTAGTAGATCTAGGGGCGAAACGAAAACAACTCATGGAATGTTCTAATGCCTCGGAACGAACCAAACTATTCCGTGAACTAACTAAACATAAACATGAATAAATTGAATATACATTCAAAACTCAAAGGGATTCAGTCATCCCTCAAAGCTCCCAAAGGGCAGACTAATAAGTTCGGCGGGTACGCTTACCGTTCCGCTGAGGACATACTAACAGCCGTCAAACCTCTGCTCGCTGAGTGGAATTGTACGCTTGTTATTACTGACGACATAGTCGAAGTAGGTGGACGTGTCTACGTCAAATCCGCGGCTGTGCTAGCAGATACTGAAGGCGAGTACACAATCCAAGCAAATGGATTTGCTAGAGAATCAGAGACTCGCAAGGGAATGGATGACTCACAGATTACTGGGTCAGCTAGTTCCTACGCTCGCAAGTATGCACTCAACGGACTCTTTGCTATCGATGATACAAAGGACGCTGATGCTACTAACAATCACGGCAAGAAGCCAACAACACAAACCAAGAAGATAAGCCAGACAGCCAACGCTGACTCAAACTTTGACTTCTAATAACCAATAATACAATGCCAAAGTACAACAACGAAAATACTGGGGTTCTATTCCCAGAAACCAAACGTGAGTCCGACTCATCGCCTCACGCCACAGGAACACTTGAAGTCACAGCACCGGGCAAGTACCGTGCGGCGGCTTGGAAGAACCAGAGCCAATCTGGTCCCGTTATGAACATCCGTTTGACTCGTCTCGATGAGGACAAACAGCCTGAGCAATACCGCAGGGATGGTATCCCCAACCAGCCCACAGCAGCTCCTTCCGCCGCCCCAGCGGGAGACGATCCTTTTTAAGGGTCACTTGATTATCAAGGGGGAGAGGGTCATGCCTCTCCCCTTTTTATCTATACTCAACTAAATGAACTAACAAACAAACTATTAGAAAGATACAATGTGGATACTAACAAAAAAATTACACACCTCAGCCTATGTTCCGGATACGAAGGAATTGGGCTTGGACTTAGAAGCGTTCTGCCAAACCTGCGAGAAGTCGCTTACGTGGAGAGGGAAGGATTCCCTGTCGCGAACCTGGTTGCAAAGATGGAAGAGGGAAAGCTGGATGCAGCACCTGTGTTCACGGACGTTAAGACCTTCCCTTACAGAAAGTTTCGTGGATGCGTGGACATCCTCTCTGGAGGATTCCCGTGTCAGCCATTCTCAGCTGCTGGAAAGCGTCAAGCTACTGAAGACCCCAGACACCTCTTCCCCTACATCGCAGACGGAATCAGAGAGTGCCAACCTAGAATTGTTTTCCTTGAAAACGTACAAGGAATCCTCAGTTGCAAGACAGCCGACGGAGAACCAGTTCTCCAGTATGTCCTCAGAACATTGGAAGGATTGGGTTATCGAGCAACGGCAGGAATATTCTCAGCGGAAGAAGTCGGCGCGCCTCATCAGAGAAAGCGAGTCTACATCCTTGGGATGGCCAACAGCGAGGACATCGGACGCGGAGGGTGGACGCATCGAGACGGAGATGACAGACCAGGGCTTCAAGAGCAAGAGGCACAAGAGCAATCAAACCTTTGGGGCGAAGCTGCGGGATGCAGTGGAGACTCACGAGGAGCAGAAGAACTGGCCAACAATGACAGTCAAGTCAGGGGGCGGTCTTCCTCCGAACAGCAAGTCGAAATCGAAGTCAAGGAAGCAACACGCGGGTCATCCGTTGGAGACAGCGGTGATGAGAGAACCACAGAACTGGCCGACAGCAACCACGAGGGACTGGAAGGACACCAACGCCACAGTTCCTCCGAGCAGGGCGAACCCGTCCAAGCAGACACTTGGTCAGCGAGTGGCACACGTTGGCCTTCAAGACCAGGCGAACCCCAACACGAATGGGAAGAGCCAAGAGTCGTGGCCGACACCAAGAGCAAACAAGGTTCATCCAGAGATAACGGAGAAGAACCGAGAGCATCTAGCCAATCGGAAGAAAGCCAATCTGGAGGAGGACATAGCTGGTCATTGCGGGAAAGCAACGGGCAAGCTGAATCCAAACTGGGTCGAACATTTAATGGGTCTTCCAGCAGGGTGGACAGACTTAGGCTACTGGGAAACGGAGTAGTTCCTGCTACCGCAGCCAAGGCATTCGTCACATTAATCCAAAGGTTAATATGAGATACATATATATGCTTAACATGGACAACGAGAAGTTTGAGTCCTGCGATGTTGTCGTAAAGTTCGTGACTGATTCGGGTGGACTGTTCGATGGATTCACTTCCATCTATTCCAACAAACCGCTTTACTCCGATGACCTTGCTCACCTAGAAGAATGGGTAATGCAGGGCGAGGATCAGTGGGAACCGCAAGTTGACAACTGGAACCAACATAACATAAAACTAAAAAACCATGAAAGAATTAGAAAAGAGCCTACTGGGGACAATCCTAAAGGCTGAGATAAACGATGGGTGCAACGCCCTACTGAATGAAGCAAAGGAGTCCGGCATAAACGCTGACTTCTTTACGGCTCACGACACCCAAACAATGTGGGAGGCCATGTGCAAGCTGGACTCAAAGGGTGTGATCCTTGGCACGATGTCCCTGTTCACGGATATGTCCAAGGGTCAGAAGGGACTCGATGCTAGCTCGGTCTGGTCCACGCATGACGCGGGACTCAGTGAGTTACAATTCAAAGGACTCACGGATGACATGGTGGAGTCCCATAAGTCACGGAACCTTCATCGTCTCTCCCTTATAATCAAGGATGGTCTACAGGAGGGTAAGGACTCCGAGGAGATCCTTACTTCTATACAGGGTCAGTGCGATGCCATATCCGCTTTGACTCCGAACAGGGATAATTTACAAACTATTGTTGATCAAACATTTAAGGATGTCATAGGTAAAGTCGATTACTCTCGATACCTGCGGACTGGCATTCAATCCATTGACGATGTCCTTTACAGGAATGGATACGGCTCAGGTCAGCTGTGCGTCCTAGCTTCACGGCCAGGGTGCGGCAAGACTGCCTACGCCTTAAACTTCTTGAAGAACGTATGCACGACTGGTCACGGCGTGTTACTGTTTAATCTTGAGATGGGGGTGAACCAGATAATGAAGCGTATCTTCAGTATCAAGTCAGGTCTACATATGCGTAGGTTTGAGGACGGGCTAGCCCCGGAGGACAAGATGCAGACACTGCGTGAGACTACCGAAACTGTGAAGGGTTGGAACTGTTGGATCCGTGACAACGTGTATCGGCTGGACCACATACTAGCAACAGCTAGAGGTATGCACAGAAAGCATAACGTAAATGGAATCATTATTGATTACTGCCAGTTGATAAAGCCCATGTCCAAGAACATATCCAGAGAGCAGCAGGTTGCAGAGATCAGCCGTGAGTTAAAGCTACTCGCCAAGGACTTAGATATACCTGTCCTGTTACTGGCGCAGGTGAACCGTGAATCCGAAAAGGATGACCGTTCCCCTATCATGTCCGACCTCCGTGAGAGTGGAGCCTTGGAGCAGGATGCTGACAGCATTATATTTCTGTGGCAGACTTTATCAGAGAGGGAACAGAAGATGGACTACGTCCGATGGACTCTAGCCAAGCAGAGGGAGGGCATGGGATATACCCAAGGCCGTATCCTCTTTAACAAAGGCACTCAGAAGATGGAGGATCACTCGCAGTTCATTTGATATGAAGCCCTCTCAGAAGCGGACAGCACGTTACCATAAAATCATTGAGGATTTTTTCGGTGGCTATGTCTGCGGTGAGTGCGGGTTCAAAGGCAAGGCAATTCAATTTGACTGCCATCACCTGCCGGGATATGTGAAGACGAGATCAATTAGGGATTTCGCCAGAACTGGGAACCGCCAGGAGTTCATTGGGGAGCTTGAGAAGTGCGAACTTCTATGTGCAAATTGCCACAGGCTGGAGCATTCCTCTTGACAGAAAACATAGGACATCTATGTTATAATTATTCTACCACACAAATGGTTCGTGTGTTAGTTGGTTCATATAGTAATACAAGGTAAGCCGAAGGAGTAATCCCAGGCGAAGGGCGGTTTTCATGGACCGCGCTTTTGTTCAATCCTTGGAGGGGCTGTTCCGTGTTATTCCGGAGCAGCCCTTTTGCTATAAGGCTCCAGGAGGAATCAAGAATGGACGTTCACCTTCTTTGAGCCTGCGCTTAAATTCTCTTTGTTCCTTCTGCTTCGTGAATCCAAACATTCTGTTAAGGACATCGGACATAGGAGCAAGTGTCATTAGCTTAGTCCTCTCAACGGGAGTTCCCTCAGCTAGTTGTTGCACGGACTTAGTTATGTCAACGAATTGTTGCAAGGCAACTGGTTGGAAGTAGTTAAGAGCAAAGGCTCCCACTCCATCTCGTTTGATTTTGTAAGCAGAATACTTAGAGATACCAAAGATACGAAGACTATTATTAACTGCGTAGTCCGGCAGGTAACCCAAACGTCCAGCGATTAAATCCTTCAGCATATCCACGGGCATACCAACCATTGCCATGAATACTATCAACTTACTAAGATTAAGGAATGCTTCAGCTT